AATTACATCAGGTACTGTAGCCAGTGCAAGACTACCATATACCATTAGAACAAATGCTCCAACAGGCACTGAATCAACATCTAGTGGACATATATGGTTTATATACTCGAGTTAATAAATGGCAATATATGTTAACGACAGCGGAACACTTCGACAGATTTCCTTTTTGGCAATCAACGATAGTGGTACGCTTAGAAGAATCAATGAAGTCTATGTAAATGACGGCGGCTCTCTTGAAGGGCCGTTCAAGATTACACATCAAACCAGTAGAAATACTGCAACTTCAACTTCTACCATTTCTGGTTTACAGTTAACAACATTTGACACTACTACAACATTCAACACACAACAAAGTACAGTTACTACAACTGTATTTGATACTACAACTACATTTAATACAAGTAAATCAACAGGAAGTTCAAGAAGTACAACAACTACTTTTGACACAACTCAGACAACAACAACTGCGTTCACTACTACAACTGCATTTACAACTACAACTACCTTTACTACAACACAAGGTACTACAACTGCGTTTACTACAACTACTGCGTATACGACTACGACAACATTTAATACAAGTAAAACAACATCGACTACAGGTTCTACAACAACTGCGTACGATACAACTACTACTTTTGAAACTAATCAAAGTACCACTACTAATTATAATACAACAACTGCATATACAACTACATATGATACAACAATTAGTACAAGTAGAACTACAACATTCGCAACTGATACAGCATACGTAGATAATACAGGACAGTCTACCACTAGAACTACAACCTTTACTACTACTACAGCTTATGAAGATGCTACTGCTTACGCAACAAGTAGAACAACTTCTTTTGCCACTGATACTGCATATGTAGATAATACAGGTCAATCTACTACCAGAACTACAACATTTACTACTACTACAGCATATACAGATAATACAGGTCAATCTACAAGTAGAACAACAACATTTGCTACAACAACTGCATATGTAGATAATACATCACAGTCAACAGCATACGATACTACATTTGCCACAAATACTGCTAGAAATACAAATACAAGTAGAGGTACTGCATTTACAAATTCAACTTCTTTTGCAACTAATACAGCAAGGAATACAAACACAGCTAGAAGTACAGGATTTACTAATTCAACAGGATTTACAAATAATACAAGTAGAAGTACAGGATTTACAAACTCTACTGGATTTACAAACAACACAAGCAGAAATACTAGCGGAACTAGAAATACTAATACAAGCAGAAATACTATTAGTATATTAAGTTTCTGTCCAGAAGGCGGTACTGATTATACAGAATTTGCTACTAGCTTTACAAACTCTACATCATTTAGTGGTTCAACTTCTTTTGCAACTAATACCTCAAGAAATACTAATACAAGTAGAAATACATCATTTGCTACAAACACAGCAAGAAATACTAACACAAGTAGAAATACATCATTTACAAACTCTACTGGGTTTACAAATAATACTTCTAGAAACACTAATACAAGTAGAAATACATCATTTACAAACTCTACTGGGTTTACAAATAATACTACACAAGGTACAAGTAGAACAACTTCGTTTGCCACAAATACTTCAAGAAGCACAAATACTTCACAGTCAACTTCTTATACTACAACATTTGCGACAAATACTTCAAGAAGTACAAATACTTCTCAGTCAACAAGTTATACTACAACATTTAGTACTAATACAAGCAGAAGCACAAATACTTCTCAAAGTACATCATATGATACTTCAGTTACTACAAATACCAGCAGAAGTACAAATACTTCACAGTCTACTTCGTATACAACAACATTTAGTACTAACACAAGCAGAAGTACAAATACTTCTCAGTCAACATCTTATGAAACTTCTTTTGCGACTTCAAGAGCAAGCTCACGAAGCACAGGAACAAGTAGGACTACGACTACAACATTTAATACTACCCAAGCAACGGGTTCAAGTAGAAGTACAACAACTGCGAAGAATACAACAACAACTTATGAAACTTCTCAGGGAACAGCAACAAGTAGAAGTACAGCTTCAAGTAGAAACACAACTACTACTTTTAATACTACACAAAGTACAGCAAGTTCTAGAAGTACAGCGTCTAGCAGAGATACAACAACAACATTTGAAACAACAACAAGTACAACTACTGCATTTGACACAACAACTACTTTTGAAACAAGTAAATCAACATCAAGTTCTAGAGGTACAACAACCACTACAACATTTGAAACAACAAGGGCATCTGCTACAAGCAGAAATACTGACCACTTAACAACAACAACTTTCAATACTTCAACAACAGTATTTGAAAGAACAACCGCCAGCTCAGCAGGAACTCTATTTGATACAGAAGTGTCAAGTCTCTCAGATTATGGATTCTCTTACTGGGATGGCTCACAATGGAGCGAATCAAACTAATGGCAGGAAATTTTGAAAAAGAGAAAAATATTACACCAGAATATGTAAATAACAAAATGGAACATATGTTAACAGCGATATATGATGTAATAGAAGAAAACGAACATAGAATGAGAAGAATGGAAAAAATACTCTTCGAGCTACAGAATGGTAAAAGCAAAGAATAAATTAGAAGCTCTTAGCACGAACGAAGAGGTAGGTGATATAGTAACTCACTGGATGAAATCAGGTTCTGCTTTTAGAGCGTCCAATGACTTATTAGAATTAAATGAGTTTGGTAAGAATCTTTTACCTAAAACTCACAGAGGTTTACCATTTGAATATGACATATGGTTTAATACTAATGAGAACTATACCATCAGAAAATGGTTATACACAGATTTTATGGGTAAAGGGTTATACTTTAGAGTTCCTTCCGTAAGGATTAATAACAGACTGTTTAAGGCGATTATAAATTCTGACATAAAGATAGATGAAGAAAGAATTGCCAAAGTGATGGATAATTTGCAGAACAAATATTATCTACAACCGAGTGAAAATTTTTATGATAAAGTAATATTTTTACCAGGCAGTAACTTATTATGTAAACCTGATTGTATTGATATTAAAAGAGTCGATAGATTAGTAAGAGAAGGGTACATAGTAAAGCCACACCCAATAACTGCTCATATATTTATAGCAGAGTTAAGGGCAAGATATGGGCATGATAAAGTGCTTGGTAAAAAAGAAGGTGGACATGAGCTTCTTCTAAACGCAAGTAAGATAGCGACTGCACAAAATAGTGAAATGGGTATAGTTGCATTACTTCTAGGCAAAGATATAGAAATGGTTTCTTACCCTGTAAAAAAGAGAGAGAAACGACTACTTACTTATGAAAGTTTCTATGAAGCATTAGCAAGGACTGATGCAAAGAAAACAGTATTAAAACTGTTCTCGGCAAAAAATTCAGGAATAATTTTTAATTTTGACGAGGACGCAGACGAAAGGCTAGAAAAGTATCTAGCAAACTTTTGGGAATATAAAATAGCATTATGATAGAAATAGTACATCAATATAAAAAAGACTGGAGTATGTTTACTCTTGCCTCTTTATTAGGAAAAGCAGATAACTTTGCTAGAATCCATTTATATGTGCAAGAGCAAGACTGGGAAGATGCTCCTATAGCATGGGCACTAGAGCATTTTGATAATATAAAAATTTATCAATCTTGGTGGAAAAGTGAAGAAACTGCAAAGATGGTATGTCATCTTAAAAACTATTGGGCAGATAAAAGTCCTGGTCTAAATAAAAGAATATTAGTTGCTGGTGGTAATAGAATATTTTTAAGAGAAGTAGAACAAGGTAACTTGCCTGGAGAGGATTTCTTTATGAAAAGTTTAGCATTTATTTCTCACAAATATAGATTTAAAGACCACCCACAATTCAAGAATTATTATTCACGACTTGGTTCACCAGTAATAGAAAATGCCGCAACACAATTAGACCCAGAGTTAATACTATTTAACTGGCATGTACTAAAACAATTTAAAGACGAAGATTTATTTTTCCCTGGTGGAGACTTACCGCAAAACTTTTATAGTTTAGATAATAGAATAGACTCTTGTACTAATTTAACATTGATGAAAAAACTAAAATTATTTAATCATGGTATGATGCCTTTATATATGAATGGTTGCGTAGATATGTTACTACATAAAGACGCACTAGGATTAAAAGAGGTAGCAGATTATAATATTCTACTTAGAAAAGGATACACTCTAAATGTTCAACATAGATGGGCATATAGAGATTATACAGCTATACCAATTAGTATACAGTTGGGTATTCCTTGGGATTGTTACACAAGTCTTATAGATAGTATTCCAATTCAATTTAGAAACGCAAGGTTAAATGAAAAACTTTTACAAAAAGCACAAAAACAAAAAGAAACTCTTGGGAAGTTATTACAAACTGGATTTAAACTAGGTAAACTTTAATATCTCTTCTTCAAGGTCTGATAAAATTTTCCACTCTATCAATCCTTGATTTCTCATATCAAGCACAAGTTCTTTTTCTTTATTTGAATGAACACCGCCTTTTTGGGTGTTGACTGGCATGTGCCAACTTGATGGATTATCTTGTCCTGTCTTGAAAGGCAACTTCTTAGAAAAGAAATCGAAACCTATCAAAGTAATACTTTTACACTCACACTTCAACAAGAAAAATAATATTGCCATAAATCCCTGAGAGGGTCTCCACCCTACAGGATTATTTGGAATCACTCCCATCTTTTTATGTATATCTATAATCTCTTCGTCAGAAAACATATCTATATATTCAAAATCTTTGGGTAATTTAGTACTAGGAGCTACATTCATATGAATACGACTACGATTAAACAAAGTAACACAATCAAAAAAATGTCTTGCATTTACTCGCAAATAACCTGTAACCCATATGTCTGTTCTAGAACCTAGGCTTGTTTTATAATCATAAGGAGCACCTCTACCAAAACGAACAATAGTATCAAAAGATTCTATATAATCTCCGTACTGATACTGTAGAATCTCTACTGAGTTTCCAACAAGTATTAATCTTTTATCTTTTGTAAGTCTTTGTAAATCTTTAACCATTCTGTTGAGTATAGCATGTCATCGTGTATATCTAGCCACGGCCCACCATCTGTAAAGTGAACTGCTTTTGCAGCTGGGAACTTGTAATAATTTACCATAGCATTATATTCTGCAGGTAAATCTCCAATGTCACTTGTCCAGGCAAACTCGTGTAAGTCTTTTCCAGACCAAGAATTTACTAATTCGCTAGTTAATGAGAAACATTTGTGATTATTAAAATACATGAGAGATGACCAGTATTTTTTTGGATAAGACATATTTGCTTTGCCTTTCATCTTCTCATGTGGTGTTGTTAAAAAGGGGGGATGTTTGACTACCCAAACACTTGGGCACTCCATAAATAAAAGAGTTCTTGCTTTTACATAATCTTCAATTTCTTGTGGGTCACATCTCCACATAAAATCTCCATCACAAAATAAAGCATGACCTTTGTAGTCAGAAAGAAAAGGTACAAGAAAGCGAGTAAAAGCAAATTCTGTACTTTCACCTTGATACTCTCTTGTATATATTCCTTCTTCTTCTAATTCATCTTTGACAAGGGGTATAATCTCATGGTTTGAGTTATATCTACAAATAGACTCCGCACAAACCTCAAATGATTCAGGGTATTCACTATCATACCCTATGAATATTTTCATACCTTAAGTCTTTCGCCTAAATCATTTACATATGCTTGACGAGCTGTTTTCAATGCTGCAAGTTCATTTTGAACTTCCATTGTTTTAACATCACAAAACTTAATAGCTTGTACTAAAGATTTCTGTTCATCACTCATATCTTCTATGCTAAATTCCTTGTCGTCGATTTTAATTGTATCGTTCATTTAAATACGTCCTGCCAATTTCCTTGTGTACTTGCCTTAGCATACTCGGTAGCACGGTTTTCAAAAAAGTTGGTATGCTCAACTGCGTTTACTTGCATATCAATCCAAGGCAACGGATTTACCGTGCTTTTAAAGATAGCTTTCATTCCAAGACCTAGTAATCTTCTGTCGGCTATGTATCGGATATATTCCTTTACTTCCCGCGCAGTTAGGTCTGGTACTGTAACTTTGTTAAAACAGACATCAATAAAATTATCTTCTAATTCTACTGTCCTCTCGGCGGCACAATAAATTTCATACTTTAATTTATCTGTCCACAGTTCTGGATTCTCTCTCATAAAAGTTCTAAATAGTTCTGATAAGCCTTCTACATGTAGACTCTCATCTCTAATTGACCATGTTACAATCTGCCCCATACCTTTCATTAAGTTATGTCGTGGGTAGTTGAGAAGTATCGCAAAACTACTAAATAGTTGTACTCCTTCTGTAAATCCACTATAGACTGCCATAGTCTTTGCAATATCATGTTTCGTTTCCATACTGAAATCAGTAAGGTAATCGTGTTTGTCTGACATTGCTTGTATATCAAAAAACTCTTGGTACATATCATCTGATTTACCTAAAGTTTCTAATAGTAAAGAATATGCTTCTTGGTGAACTGCTTCCATTGCAGCAAAACTCACTAGCATCATTCTTATTTCTGGTTGTTTAAATGTTGGTAGATAATGTTTTGCATATCCACAACACACATCAACATCTGCCTGTGTAAAGAATCGAAAGATGTTATCTATCAATAGTCTTTCATCAGCAGACAGTTTTTGGTTGTAATCCTTTATGTCATCTTGAAGTGGTACTTCATCAGGAAGCCAATGCATTTGTTGTTGCTTTTTGTACTTCTCAAAAGCCCACGGATAGACAAAAGGTTTGTAGTATTCTCTTTCTTCTAATAAGTTCATTTATCCCTCACAGCTTAGACACTCTTCATTCTCGAAGATTATCTCTCGTTTAGCCTGAGCAGTTACATTATCAGCACGACTGATAGCTTCACTTCTCAAGTAATACAATGTTTTAATATTTTTTGCCCATGCCAACATATGTATATTATGCAAGTCTGCTTTATTTACATCTGGTGGAAAGAACAAGTTTAAGCTTTGCGACTGACAAATAAATTGTTGTCGCTGAGACGCGTGTTCTATTATCCAAGCTTGATTGATTTCAACTGCTGTTTTGAAAACATCTTTCTCCCATTCATCTAATATATCTAGATGTTGAACACTACCTCTGTTTGCAATAATGCTTTTCCATGTATCTTCATACAAATCAGTGAGACCTATCTTAGTCATAAGAAGTTCATCTAAGAATTTATTTTTTACTAGATTACTTCCAGACTTAGTCTTCTGTGTGTATGCGTTTGCCCTAAACGGTTCGATACTTGGAGAAGTATTACCACATAAAATACTAGAGCTAGCATTAGGTGCGATTGCTAATAAGTGTGCATTTCGCACAGAAGCAGTATCATCATCTGGACATGCTCCTCTTTCTATTGCTAATTCTCTAGTAGTTTTGTCTGCGTTTGATTTTATATAATCAAACATTTCTAAGTTTAATTGGTTCGCCATTGCACTCTCAAAAGGTGTATTATTCTTTTGTAGATATGCATGGAATCCCATTGCTCCAAGCCCAATGCTTCTCTCCCTGTACGCACTAAACTTGGCTTTTTCTAATTGACTTGGCGCATTTTGAATAAAGTATTCTAATACATTATCAAGCATACGAATCAAGTCTGGTATAAATGCGGGGTGTTTTTTCCACTCGTCATAATACTCTAAATTTACACTTGAAAGGCAACATACTGCTGTCCTTTCTTCATTTGTAGCTAGTGTTATTTCACTACAAAGATTACTGTGATGAACTCTTAATCCCTTTCTGGTTTGAAAGTCTGGGAGCTCGTTGTGTACTGCATCTTCGAACATGAGGTAGGGCTCTCCTGTCTCCATTCTGTTTTGTAGTATCTTAACCCAAAGAGCCCGAGCACTAACAGTCTTAATAACCCTTTGAGTATGGGGGTCAATAAGGTTCCAGCTATCATCAAAATCAGGATACCTTGTGGCGTTATGGATAAGTTCCATAAATTCGTCAGGCACCACCACAGCGTGATGTAAGTTAAGGCACTTACGGTTAGTGTCCCCACCAGTAGGCTTCCGTACATCTAAAAATTCCTCTATTTCGGGGTGACTCATATGTAGATATCCTGCATAACTTCCCCGTCTAGTTACACCCTGCGAAAATGCTAACATCTCACTATCTACAACTTTTACAAAAGGAATCACTCCAGTAGACTCAGAGCCTTTTGATGTTCGTGTTCCTGACGAACGAACATCACTCCAAGTACCACCGATTCCACCACCAAAACTACTTAGAAAAGCATTTTCTACATAGTGGTCTGTAATACCTTCTCTACTGTCATCAACATAATTTAAGAAACAACTTATTGGTAATCCTCTGGTTGTTCCACCATTAGATAACACAGGAGTTGCAAACATAAACCACATTTGACTAACATAGTCGTATAACCTTTGTGCATGTGCTTCATCATCTGCAAATGCTTCTGCAGCTCTGACAAAGGCTTCTTGTGGTGACTGTTCACCAGGTATCATATAACGGTCTTTTAGTGTTGCAAGTGCAAACTCATCTAGCAAATCGTCTCTTTTATAATCTATCTTCACTGACATAATTTTCTACCAATTTTATTATTTCATCTCCGTGTCCAAGCAATGCTGCCTCAACATCATATGTTAAATCCATAAGTTTGACTCCGATTTCTAATCCTTCACTTCCAAACTCATTTAAGTTTTGAATGTATTTATATTTTCCATCAATAGGCAAACTTGCCATAATATCAAAAACATCTCCATACTGTTCTATTAGTTGAGTTGCACGCTTTGGTCCAACACCAGTAACTCCTGGAACATTATCTCCTTTATCTCCTGTTAAGCACTTATAAGTAAGAAAGTACTCAGGGTCAAAATCGTAATGCTCATCCCAGTTATGAATAGTTGTTTCCTTTCTAGTTACTGTCGAAAATCGACTTATTTTTGGGTCAACTAGTAAATCCCAATCTTTATCTGATGATACCATCCAAATTTCATCAATACCAAGCTGTTCTCTTTGTTGGCATATATGAGCTGCAATATCATCAGCTTCAACTCCCTGATACTTAAGAGTAAGATATCCTTTTTCTTTCAACTGATTCATTGTTAGTTGAAACTCTGCAAGGAACTCTAAGAACTCTGCTTCTTCTTCAGGTGTTTGTTCTGCATATCGTTCTTTACGATTTGCTTTGTACTCTGGATAAACTTCTTTACGATAGTTACTACCGCCGTCACCTAAGACTACTATTTCTCCACAGTTATAGGACTTTGCAAGTGATTGAACTGTACGAACATAATCAT